CCGCTACTTCTTCTTCTGCAGTCCGCGGTCAGTCATACAACCTGATCTACCTTGACGAGTTCGCGTTCGTACCGCGCAACATCCAAGACAGCTTCTTCGCCTCGGTCTTCCCTACCATTACTTCCGGTCAGTCGTCTAAGCTCATCATCACGTCTACGCCGAACGGCATGGACCTATTCTACAAGATCTGGGTAGAGTCTGAGCAGGAGAGGAACGAGTATTCTAGGGTAGACGTTCACTGGTCAGACGTTCCGGGTCGAGACGCTGCATGGAAGGAGTCCATGATCCGCAACACCTCGGCCGAGCAGTTCAGGCAGGAGTTCGAGTGCGAGTTCTTAGGTTCTTCCAACACGCTCATCCACCCGTCAGTCCTGTCGAGGCTGGTATTCTTCAAGCCCGTGTCAGAGAAGTACGGAGTCAAGATATACGAGGAGCCTATAAAGGGTCACCAGTACGTTCTCGCAGTAGACGTCTCTGAGGGTCTAGGTCTTGACAGCTCTGCCTTCGTCATGGTAGACGTTTCTCAGGTCCCGTATCAGGTAGTCGCTACCTACAAGAACAACACTATGTCCGAGCTTCTGTACCCTACTCTGCTTGACAACATAGGCAGGTACTACAACGACGCAGCTATTCTCGTAGAGGTAAATACTGGGTCTCAGGTCGTCAATATCCTGCACCAAGACCTAGAGTACGAGAACGTAGTCATGACTCGCACTTCTGGCAGGAAGGGCACAGTCCTAGGAGCGGGCGGAACGCAGAACAGGCTAGGATTAAAGACGACTAAGTCTACCAAGAGGATCGGCTGCTCGAACATAAAGTCACTGATCGAGAATACCCAGATCATCTTGAACGACTACGACGTAATCAATCAGCTATCGACATACGTCGTGGACGGTACTTCCTACAATGCCGAGGAAGGTCACCACGACGACTTGGTAATGTGTCTAGTACTCTTTGCGTGGATGGTAAGTCAAGAGTACTTCAAAGAAATATCTGATACAGATGTCAGAAAGAAGATCCTTGAGGACAACGAGAGGCAAATCGAGGAAGAAATGACGCCTTTTGGTTGGTCCGATGATGGAATGCCTGAGGAAGTCGTGCAGACTGTAAGTGACTATGAATTTGAAAAGCTTCTTCTAAACTGACATTTTATAAATAAGAATACGATTTGTAGATTGTTTATGAAATAAAGGAGAAAACAATGCCATTTCAAGTAAGTCCTGGCGTTAATGTCACAGAAGTTGACTTAACAACCATTGTCCCAGCAGTCTCTACGACTGAGGGAGCAATCGCCGGCGTCTTCAGATGGGGTCCAGCTCTAGAAAGAATCTTAGTATCTTCTGAAGATGAACTCGTATCTAACTTTGGACGTCCAACTTCCAACAACTATGAGACTTGGTTCACCGGAGCTAACTTCCTTTCATACGGAAACCGTCTCTACGTTTCAAGGTCGATTGCAGCTAACTCATACAACGCCGCTGCAGCAGTAAATGCTACTGCAAGCTTTTCTGGTCAGCAGGTCAAGAACCGCACTGACTATGAAAACAAGATTGGTTCTTTCGACTCGAGCACCTACTGGCTTGCCAAGTGGGCTGGCGACGTCGGCAACTCTCTAAAGATCTCTACTTGTGAGTCATCTAACGCGTTCTCAGCTTCTCTTTCGGGAAACACAGACTCCGTAGCTTCATTCAACTTTACCACCAACAGCAATACTCTCCAGATCGTAGTCACCAGCGCTACTTCAAACACCAACGCTAATACGATGGCAAACACTATCGTAGGTAAGCTTATGGTCGGCGACTACATTCAGGGCGGCAACAGCTCGATCGGTTTCCAGAATATCAGGATCACTTCGATCGGCACCCCATCGGTTACTGCTAACTCGACTGTATTCACTGCTCAGGCAAACGTATCTCTTTCGACTACGTATAACCTAGCTTCAAACAGCGCTGCTATCTCTGCTACTAGGCTCTGGGAATACTTTAACTACGTAACCGGCGCTCCCGGCACTTCAGCCTATACTGCAAACATGGGCGGTTCTGGAGACGAGATGCACATCGTCATCGCTGACGAAGACGGCATGTTTACTGGAACACCTGGACAGGTACTAGAAGTATGGCAGAAGGTATCTAGGGCATCTGACGCTAGAAGAGAGCAGGGTGGTTCTAACTTCTACCAGAACGTAATCAACAGCGGTTCTAAGTACGCTTGGTTCTCGAATGCACGTTCCGGTGTATCTTCCAACACTGCAGCAAACATGACTGCAATCACAGTTGGTCCATACACTCAGTCGTTCCGCACCGGCGCTGACGGCATCACTGAGACTACGCAGACTCTAGCACAGGCGGCAGCTGCATATGACAAGTTTGCAAAGAATGAGCAGGTCGACATCTCCCTAATCCTTACTGGTAAGAATCAGTACGGCGTAAGCGGAGAAGGTCTAGCCAACTACCTTATCGACAACATCGCTGAAGTTCGTAAGGACTGCCTAGTAATGGTGTCTCCAAACCTTGAGACTGTTGTAAACAACGCTGGCGATACTCCGTCATCGATCGTAAGCTTCAGAAACTCAATCCATAACACGTCATATGCAGTAATGGACTCTGGATATAAGTACATGTACGATAAGTACAATGACGTATATCGCTGGGTACCACTAAACGGTGACGTTGCCGGCACTATCGTCCGCACGGACAATACTCGCGATCCTTGGTTCTCTCCAGCCGGCTTCAACCGCGGTCAGATAAAGAACGTCGTGAAGCTAGCATTCAACCCTGGAAAGTCTGATAGGGATACACTCTACAAGGCAGACGTTAACCCAGTCGTTAACTTCCCTGGTGAAGGCGTGGTTCTCTACGGAGACAAGACCCTACTCGGCAAGCCATCGGCATTCGATCGCATCAACGTTCGTCGCCTCTTCATCGTTCTAGAGAAGGCCATCTCTACTTCGGCTAAGTTTACCCTGTTTGAATTCAACGACGAGTTCACTAGGGCTACTTTCCGCAATCTAGTTGAGCCTTACCTCAGGGACATCAAGGGTCGCCGCGGCATCTACGAATTCAAGGTAGTATGCGACGGCTCGAACAATACTTCGGAGCGTATCGATCGCAATGAGTTCTGGGGCGACATCTATATCAAGCCAGCACGTTCAATCAACTTCATCCAGCTTAACTTCGTTGCAGTACGCACCGGTGTAAGCTTCGATGAAATCGTTGGCAAGTTTTAAGGGGAGAATGAGAGATGGCCTTTTCAATCAATGACATGAGAGCTCAGCTACCTCTAGGTGGTGCTCGTCCTGCCCTATTCCAGGTAACGATCACCAACCCGGTAGCTCCAATCGCGGACCTTAAGGTCCCATTCCTGACGGTGAGGGCAGAGATTCCTGCCTCCACCCTCGGCAACATCGCAGTACCATACTTCGGCCGTAAGATCTACATCGCCGGTGACCGTACTTTCCAGCCATGGGCTGTGCAGATCATCAACGACGAAGACTTCCTGATCCGCGATGCTATGGAAAAGTGGAACAACTCGATCAACGCCTACGAGAGTAACATCAGCCAGCTTGGTTCGGGTGCACCTGCACTCTACAAGTCACAGGCTACTGTCACTCAGTTCGGCAAAGCCGGTGAAGTTCTCAGGATCTATCAGTTCAACGGAATCTTCCCAACTGAAGTATCAAACATTGGACTTGACTGGAACGCACAGGACCAGATAGAAGAGTTCAACGTAACCTTCCTCTACGATAACTTCGAAGTAGTCGGTGGTATTACCGGCAACGCCGGCGGGGCTTAAGTTAATAGAGCTGCTATAAATAAACTTATAGCAGCTCTTTCTTAAGGAATTGTGATGCAGTTATTTGGATTTGAAATCAAGAGAAAAGACGAGACTCCGTTAGAGTCCTTTGCCCCAGAGATAAAGGACGACGGCGCAGTCGTCGTTGCTGCGGGTGGATCCTACGGCACCTTCATTGACTTAGACGGCACCGCCCGCACTGAGGCTGAGCTAGTAGCTAAGTACAGAGAGATCTCACTACAGCCTGAACTCGAAGCAGCCATCGACGACATCGTCAACGAAGCTATCGACACCGACGCCGAGAAGATAATCGACATTAATCTCGACAAGGTAGAATACGGCGACCCTATCAAGCAGAAGATAAGGGAAGAGTTCAAGACTATCCTCAAGCTCTTTAACTTTCAGATCGAGGCGTACGAGCTCTTCAAGAGATGGTACGTCGACGGCCGTATGTACTATCACCTCATCATTGACGAGAAGAATCCACGCCTTGGAATCCAAGAGCTTCGCTATCTAGACCCTAGAAAGGTCAGGAAGATACGCGAAGTAAAGAAAGAAGCCAAGGGGCCGATCGTAGTCCAGAAAGTAAAGCGTGAGTACTACGTATACTCAGACCGCACTTTCATGGCAGCACCCGGAAATGCGGGCATAGCGCAGGACAACAACTCTACCGGCGGTCTAAGAATATCAATCGACTCAATAATCCACGTTACTTCTGGGCTGACTGATAAGAACAACCAGCTGGTCTACTCGTACGTGCAGAAGGCTATCAAGCCGCTAAACCAGCTAAGGACGCTCGAAGATGCTACGGTTATCTATCGTATTTCTCGCGCTCCTGAGCGTCGCATATTCTATATTGACGTTGGAAATCT